TTATTAAGAACAATATTAGGAATGTTAGTTGTAATAGTCTGTATTAAAGTATTGATGTTATTAGCTGTTCTATGTTATGTTGGATTTTTTGACCATGATTTATTTAACTCTAAACCTAAAAATCCTTTAGATGTAATAGAGGATAAGATAGAAAAGGTTGAACAAAAAGAGAAGATTCTAACACCAACTGAAAAAGAATTGGAGAAGAAATCTACTGAAAAAGACTGGGAAGAAGTAGATAAGGACACGGATAAATAGTATTATGACAACAGTTAAGAATAGACAACCTACAAAATTAGACTATGCAAGTCCAACACAATTTAAATTTAGTATAGTTAAATTACCTAAAGTAGAATATTTTTGTACAGCTGCTAATATACCAGGTATAGCATTAGCCGGTACACCAACTCAACAAACAATGTTGAAAGATATACCTTTACCTGGAGATAAATTAAACTATGAAAGTTTAACAATATCTTTTTTAGTAGATGAGAATTTAGAAAACTATCAAGAAATACATGGTTGGTTAAGAGGTCTAGGTTTTCCTGAAGATCACAAGGAACATCAAAATCTTTTAACAAGTGGTAATGATAGATTTCCTGGTAGTACAAGCAGTGTAATAGGTGATTCTGGTAGATCAAAATTTCCACCACCAAAAACAGGTGGTCTTTTTTCAGACGCTACGTTAAGTGTACTATCAAATAAAAACAACTCGGTTGTAGAAGTTAGATTTAGAGACGTATTTCCTATTTCTCTTTCAAGTCTTGCTTACAACCAACAAGCTACAGATGTTGATTATCTTACAGCGTCTGTTACTTTTGAATATAAGATATATGATTTTGCTACAACAGGATCATCAAAAACAACAGTTACAACATCTTAATAAATAAGTGAGTAATATTATGAACAAGTGGAGATATAATGGATTTAGAACAACTACAAGATTTAGCCGATAAAGATTTAAAGATTAACGATATTGAATTAGATATAGAGTCTTTAAAAACACCTCAATTACATAACAAATATTTAAAATTTTTAACTAAATTTAAATTGTTATTAACACGTGCTGAAGATGAATTTAGAACAATCAAAAGGGAGAAATGGGAATACTATACAGGTAAGGCCGATCCGGCAGTATATCTACAGAAACCATTTAACTTAAAGATATTAAAAGCAGACGTACCTCAATTTATTGAAGCTGATCCAGAGTGGCAAAAAGCAAACCAAAAGGTTAAATATCTAGAAACAGTTGTAGAATTTTTAGATAGATCATTAAGACAAATCTCCAATAGAACATTTACTATTAAAAATGCAATAGACTGGAAAAGATTTACCAGTGGGGCTGTATAATGTACCTAACAAATAACAATTGTCTTTCAATTTCAATGTTTAATGAGGACTATTGTAATAATATAATAGAAAATTCAGAGAAATTAAGAATAAAAGAAGCCGCCATACAAGACGGTGATAATAAAAATAGAAGCTCCAAGGTCGCATGGATAAAAGAAAATGATGAGTTATACGAAGATATAAAAGAAGTTATCTTTAATCACAATGTAAAGGCCGATTGGAATTTCAAGTTAAAAGAATTTGAACCCTTACAGTATACAATATACGAAGAAGGAGACCACTATGATTGGCACATAGATTCGCACACTAAGCCTTATGATAATGGTTATATCAGAAAGTTAAGTTTTACTTTATGTTTAAATGAAGATTACGAAGGAGGAGAATTAGAGATAGCTAATTTAAATCCTAAAAGAATAAATCAGAATATAAAGTTTAAAGATAAATTTACAACTGGTACAATAGTTACCTTTCCGTCATTTATGTGGCATAAAGTACATCCGGTGACCAAAGGAACAAGAAAGGTTTTAGTAGGTTGGGTTGTCGGTCCACCTTTCGTGTAATGCCAGATATAAGATACATCATAGTTGACAGAGTAAACGATGTCTATTTAAAAGTAGACGCTGACGCCTCTATTAAAAGAGAGTTATCAGAGTATTTTTGTTTTGAAGTACCTGGTTATAAGTTTGTTCCTGCCTATAGAAACAGAGTATGGGATGGAAAAATAAGATTATTCTCTTATGCAACTGGTCAAATTTACGCCGGTTTATATCCTTATATACTTAAATGGTGTAGTGACAACAAGATACAAGTAGTAGATGGTACTAAAATAGTTGATACTAAAGTTGATTTAGAATTGGTAGAAAAGTTTACAAAAGCCCTTAAAGTACCTATGGAAATAAGAGATTATCAAAAAGAAGCATTTGTATATGCAACACAAAAGAATAGATGTTTATTGTTATCTCCAACAGCCTCTGGTAAATCACTTATAGTTTACATGTTAGTACGTTATAATATGTTAAGACTAAAAGAACAAAAGAAGAAAATCTTAATTATAGTACCAACAACATCATTAGTAGAACAATTGTTTAAGGATTTTAAAGATTATGGTTGGAATCCAGACAAAAATGTACATAGAATATATCAAGGCCATGAAAAAGAAACAAACAAAAACGTTATAATATCTACATGGCAATCAGTATATAATCAACCAAAGAAGTGGTTTAAACAGTTTGGAATGGTTATAGGTGACGAGGCACACTTATTCAAGGCAGTTTCACTCACAAAGATAATGACTAAACTAGAACAATGTAAATATAGAATAGGCCTTACAGGTACTTTAGATGGTACTAAAACACATAAGTTAGTATTGGAAGGATTATTTGGTACAGTAAACAAGGTTATATCCACAACAGAATTACAAGAGAAAAAACAATTAGCAGAATTAAAAATTATATGTTTAGTATTACAACATGACAAAGATGTTAGACATATGTTAAAAGATAAAACATACCAAGAAGAAATGGATTACCTGGTACGTAATGAAAAAAGGAATAAGTATATAAGAAACTTGGCCTCTACTTTACAAGGCAATACTTTATGTTTATTTCAATACGTAGAAAAACATGGAAAGGAGTTATATGAATCAATTAAAACAAAAGCTGTTGACAAACAAGTATTTTATGTCCACGGTGGAGTGGATACAGACGTTAGGGAAAAGATCAGAGAAATTACGGAGAAATCTGACAACGCTATTATCGTTGCAAGTTATGGGACTTTCAGTACAGGCATTAATATACGGAACTTGCATAACATTATTTTTGCTAGTCCTAGCAAGTCACGGATAAGGAACTTACAATCTATTGGAAGAGGATTAAGATTAAAGGATAATGATTCAGCTGCGACTTTATATGATATAGCAGATGATATTAGTTATAAAGAAAAAGAAAACTATACGTTGATACATTTTCGTGAACGAATAAATATTTACAATGACGAAGATTTTAATTATGAGATACACAATATAGAGTTAAAATGATTTCAGATGAAGATTTTAGATTTTTGTTAGAAGAAAGTCGTTATGCTAAAAAGGTATTAGAAATAGGTACCGGTACAGGTAAAAGTACAACTGCTTTAATAGCAAATAGAGCAGAGGTATATACTATTGATAAAGACAATATATTTGAGTATGTTGGTATAGAGGATTCAATAAACAGATTTCATTGTAAGAGTACTGATTATTGGAAACAATATAGTCATTTTGATTTTGATTTTGTATTTGTTGACGGATCAATCGGCGTTTATGATTGTGAAGAAATATTAAAAAGAACTACAGATTGTTTTAAAATTATTTTCCATGATTATTTGCCTAACGAAGTAAAATATCCTGGAAAAAATAAAGGTTGGTATAATATGAAAGTTTTTAAAGAAACATCGTTATTAACTTATGATATAACAACAAAAATTGGTGGTACTCATTGTGTATTGGCAGAGCTAAATAAGGATAAATAATAATATGGATAATAACATTAAAATTATCAAGTTGGTAAACGGAGACGATATTGTTTGTTCTTGTGCTTTTACTAAAAGACAATTAGATCCCACAAATAAAACAATCAATGTAGAAAAGCCGTTGCAGATAAAATACGTACCACAAATAACGGTATCGGGTTTTAGAGATTATATTGCTTTGATTCGTTGGACGGCCTATACTAACGATGAACAAATTACTATTCCAAAAGATAAGATAATGACCATAACAAATGCTAATGAAGATATGAGAAGAAGTTATCTTGGTGTTGTTGATACATATGAAGATATTCCTTTGGCAAAAGACAACAAAAGAACGCCTTCAATGATGAAGTTTTCCACTAAAGATAATAAGAAGATAAATGAGATTTTTGATGAAAGATTGTTTGATGATGATGATGAAGGAACCATACATTAATAAGACCTCTAGCTGGAGTATCCTCAATCAACCGGCTACACCGTTCATTATACATATTTTTCCAAAAAAGTCAATGCTGATTTCGGCTGAAACCGAAATTTTTTTTAGGCGGGTGTAGCTCAAAAGTAGAGCGTATCGTTGCCAACGATAAGGTTGAGATTGCGAAATTCTTCACCCGCTCCAATAGGGATAACATTGACAAAAAACACAAACTGTAGTATATTAATATTATGAATACAAAAACAAAAAAAGAACATTATGTAAATAACAAAGAGTTTTTGGAGGCGATGATAAAGTACAGAAAATCTGTACGTAAAGCAAAGAGATTAAAACAAGATAAACCACCAGTAGGAAACTACCTTGGATCATGTTTTTTGAAGATTGCCAATCACCTCTCATATAGACCTAATTTCATTAATTACACCTTTAAAGATGACATGATTTCAGATGGTATAGAAAACTGTCTACAATACCTTGACAACTTTGATGGTAAAAAATCAAATAATCCTTTCGCTTACTTTACTCAAATAATCTACTATGCTTTTATACGTAGAATACAAAAAGAGAAAAAGCAAGTGACAATCAAACACAAACTTATAAGTAAATCCAATTTAGATGATTTTGCTCTCCAACCTGGTGACGATAGAGACTTTAAAAACCAGATGACAGAGTACTTACAAAAGAATTTACCTATGGATTCACAAGAGAAGATTGCCGAAGAAATTAAACAAAGTAAAAAGAAAAGGAAGAAAAGAACAAGTAAGAATAGTTTAGATTATTTTTTTGAAAATTATGAAGATAG